GCTTCTTCACGCATACGAATAGCTTCTTCTTTTGCGCGTCTTTCGTCATGGTATCCACGGCCTAATTTCTTAATCCGTTTTTGCACCTTCTCATCATAGGCTTCCAACTCGTCATCGGTAACTTCTTCTACCGGTTCCTTCATTGGCTTGCGACCCTTATCCTCTATGGGTGTATCGTCTACAATTTCAATGTCAAATGCCGGTAAATCTGCCGGTTCGTTTACTACATCATTTGTCTCATCTGGGAATGTAAAAGTGCCGTATTCTTCTTTTAACGGAATTGGCTTTCCATTTTCAAATGTTACTGTTCCAAATTCTTCTGTTGCCATTTATTTCTCCTTAAGCTTGCATTTCTGCAGATAATTTATTGCTTTTACTTCGATTTTCTTTAATCAACATAACTTTCAAGTTGTTTAAAACATGCAACCCAGAAACAGTTTTCCCATTTAAAGGAACTATATGATCCACCTCAAAGCCTTTAAAAATCCTACAAAAGTCATATAACCCTTGAACTTCTGCACGCTCTGCTTGGCTCATTATCATTTCACCATGTTTAATTTTTCCTTGACGCCTACGAACTCGTGCAATTTCTATGGCAGAATTTTTAACATAAGATGCTCTTTTTATTTCTAAAAATCGTTCTTTATTATTTATTTGCCAATCCCTTGCTTTTTGTTTGTAATAATCAGGTTTTTTTTCTTGACTTTTACGAGCCCTAGCATCGCATAGTTCTTTATTCTTTTCGTAGTAGCGTCGTTGAGTTTCTTTACGCTTTTCAGAAGAGTTATATTTATCTAAAGATGCTTTCCGCCTTGCTTTTTTTTCTTCATCAAGCACGAGCAATACCTCTCGGATCTTCTACTGTTGCCTCAACAGAGTCATCATTTATCACCCTAAATTCTTGGCCATGAATCTTTACTCTTGAACCAGAATTAGGTCTAATTAAAACAAAATCACCTACTTTGCAAAGCGGTCCACTCGGGAACCTGTCTTTATCTACATATGCATCGGGGCCTATTGATACAACAAATAAGACCGGAGTTAATACTTCTTCATAATGCATTGTGGTATCTGCTTTTAAAATACCGCTTTCAAACTCTTTTTCTGCTTCTGGCACCATGCACAAGATGTGATATCCTGCTGGCTTTGGAAGTTGTGTTGCTTTCTTTTCTGGCTCTTTAGGTAGTGTAGATACATTACCCATTGCGTCACTAATTAATAACTCACTCATCATCGTCCTTTAGTTTTTGCTCGCGATCTTTAATCAAATCAATAGCAAGGGCAAGACCCCGGATAACCCCTGCTACTTGTTTATATTCCTCAAAAGAGGTGCAATTGCCTACGGCAATGAATGCTGATTTTACTTCTATTTGCTTCTGTAATTCAATACAGAGATACTCATATTCGGTCATTTAGTTTCCTTTTTAGGCTGAGCGGATGCTTGTTTTGCAATTAAATCCTCTTGATGCCCAGCTTGTTGTGCCGCAATTTCACGTTTAGACATATGATCTAATGCTTTGTTAGCAATGTTGTAGGTATTTTGTTGTTCTTTTCCGACCATATCCGCCATAATTTTGCCTGCCGCTTGCACTTGTTGGGATTTTAATTTCTGTTTATCCATTGTCCCCTTGGCTAACATCTGCCCTGCCGCAATTCTTTGCTGAGACTCAATTCGTTTTGCTTCTATATCCAATTGCTTCATCTTTAATTGCGCATCTGCTTGGTCTTTTTGAACCTTACGTTTCTGATCTTGCGCTTTAATCTGGAGCTCTTGTTGTTGCATTTGAATAATTGGATCCTGCGCTTGTTGTTGAGCTTGTTGCTGAGCTGCCTGTTGTTTATTCTGCTGGAGTAACTGATTAGCAGCTTGAGCTAACTTCTGGGACAACGCATACTCAACCTCTGGAGTCATATTGACATCTTCTTCCTCATTCATATCGTTCATCTTCTGAGGAGGTAATGCCATACCCATTTGTTTTTCAATCTCCTGGCGATACAAGAATCCAGCGTGCTCATTAATGTGCGCCATCATAATTGCTTGCAACTGTGGAGCCTGTGGATTACTTTGTAGTAAAGCCATAATCTTAGGGTCTTGCATAGCCGCTTGGTGCACTGCAATATGAGACTCGTGGTCTTGGTATTGAAATGCCTTGACTGGCTTCATAATGAGAATGTTTTGGTTTTCCGTGACTGGGTCCGCCGGTTTCTGGTCATCCGCCATTGGGATAAGTTTCGCTGCGTTCTTAATACCAAGAGTCTCGACCATTTGACGATGGAGGAACGGTAAATTATAGAGTTGTGGAGCTTGTTGCGCCAATTGCATAACTGCTTGCCACTGTACAATCTTTTGCGCCATCGTAGACGCATTTGGATCGCTGACAGGTATGACTTCGACATCGTCATAATCCGCTTTTTTCGCTGACGCTTTGCCTTCTTCTGGTTCATAATCATAACTTTCTGGAGTGTAATCGGCAATAATATGCTTGAGTAACTTAAACTCTTGCTTCATTGCATAATGTAGACGCGCTTGAATGGCGCTCATTACTTTTAAGGTTCTTTCTAAAATAGCCAAGGTGGTTCCGACAGGAGCATTACCGCCCATATCTGATACCTGTAAGTCACCAGCAGAAACAAAATTTCTACCTTCAGTTACTATTTGGTTAAACAATTGAGATAAAGTTTGGCTTGGCTCCTTGTATGGCAAGAGCATTACGTTATCTTTAATCGTGCCACTCGGAACATCTACATCTCGGAATTCGCCCGGCGATATTGGGGTATCGTCACCTTTAACCCTGAGACCCTTGGACTTAAGACCACCGGGAAGATTGGATAACGTGCCAGCATCAATAAGCTGACGTAACATAGTAGTAGCACTACGGGCATACCCGCCAATAAGATGAATAAGACCATAACCATAAAATCCAAACCCCGGTACGTATTGATAGTGAACAAAGTGAATCCGCTTAGACTTTAATGTATCATCCTCTAACCAATTTCTACGAATAGCCAGCACCTTTCCAGTGCTTTTTTCAATGGTAATGATATAAGGTAGTGCAATCCCCGTCTCTTCGCCATCCATCTTATCTTCATATCCTGGCAAATCATAATCAACGTGCATCTCTAAAACACGATATCTGTCATCATTGATTGCTGAAAACCCTTGCTCTTCGGCCTTGTTCTTTTCAATATCATCAAGAACTGCCATTGGCTCGCCAAGCGCTACATCTCTATAAAATCCAGAGGCAACTAATTTCTTAATATCATTTTTAGTCTTACGCATAATATGCGTCATGCGTTCTGCCGTATCAAGATTAGAAGCTCCATAAGGAACAACAAAATCTTCGGCTGGAATGAACATTGAAACTTGTCTGCCTAGACTTGGATCGTAGTAAACTTTCTTAAAGGCAGAACCCGCTAAAGGAAGATTCCATAATAACTTTTCATGCTCTGGGCGATACTCCGTCATCTCGTCCATGAGTTTATAATTCATATCCTCAGAAACGCGGATTGATGCTTCTTTTTTCTTTACTGTTTCTTTGCCAATAATTTGCGTCTTTACTGGGCCACTTGCCGGAAATGTTTCCATAATGGCTTCGGACTGAAAACGCACAACTGCTTCCGATAACATGGGGTGAAATACGCCGCATGCTCCTGCCCAAGGCTCGGTTGTCTCTTCATACTTTAATCCAAGTAACTTCAATCCTTGAATATAAGTATCTGCCCAATCTTTTCTTGAATTATTGTCTGAATCAAACAAAGCAACCAAATCAGAACTGATTGTCATCAACTCTTGCTCACTCATATCTTCGGCAAGGTTCTTACTAAATTCAGAATCGCCCTCTGGCTCAATATCAATTTCCATATCACCGGCTGATATACTTATAGCTTCGGGATCAACAATCTCAATCTCGATAGGATCCTCATTTAATTGAGATAATCCTTGCGGCGCTTGATATATACTTTTTTCTATTGCCATTATTTATCCTTTGAGTTTATTGTTGTCCAATCTGGCCAATTTGACCAATTTGATTGGTTACGCCAACGTAATCTGAAATTTAGTTTTTTTGTTCTTTTACTATATCTAACATAAAGCATTAATGATTTAATTCTGAGAATAAACCCGAAGCTACCCTCATCGTCTAAAGGATATACGTTAAAACCTTGTCTTACTGTGTGCCCTTCATATCTCCAATGAAACATATTTATCCTTAGATTAAATTATAGAAGCCAGCCTTGCGCCGACCTTTAAAATACTTTATGTCCTCTGGCTCATCTGTATCCAACCGGATAAACCCTCCTTTTCTAAAACGAATCAATGCCTGTGTACTCGAATCCACCAAGTCATCATGGTCTGAATTAGGGAAAGAGGCCATTTCCTCCATCACTTCCTCTGCCCACCTAGTTGCAGGCGCCCACACTTTTCCGCTTGCGAACAAGTCTGATACGCTATTAATACGAGATATCTTATCATTCCCGCGCGTTGGTGTAAACTCTTGAACCGGAATCCCCATCTTCCTTAACTCATAAATTAAGGGCGCTCCACTTGCTTTTGCCTCAATAATAAACGCATCTGGCTCATATTCTTGATAACTTCGGTACGCTTGTTCCTTTAATTCTGGAAACTCCATCCTCTTTTTAAATGCATCCAAGAGAATGATGTGTACATCGTCCGGGTTTTCATCCAAATGGAACACTCCCCATGTCGTACACGCTGAATAGTCGCTCCGTTCGTTCTTTGTAAAGGCGGTATCCCAACTTTGAATGATAAATTCACACGTTGGCGGTCTATCTGGCTCCCAAATCTTCCACCAATCCCTCTTAATAATCGCCCCTTCTTCAGAAGTTGGCTGCTGTTGGTACTGTGCCTGCCATTTTGCTAGTGGTAACTCGGTTCTTAATGCTTCTAATTCGCTAAGACTCCAGAATTCCGGCCATAATGGGTTTCCGCTAGGTAATATTGCGGGAAATTCGACTACTTCCCACTCATCTCCATCCCTATCTATGGCTGCTTTCTGTATTTTGCCCACTAAATCACGCTTTGACCACCTTGTCATTACGATAATAATGCTTCCGCCCGGCTGTAAACGCTGTCTCGGTCCAGATGTGTACCATTCATACACCTTATCAAAGACAGATGGATCCGCTGAAGCTAGTGCTGCCTCTTGTTCTGAGTGAGGATCGTCAATAATGAGCAAATCAGCACCCTTACCAGTAACAGTACCACCCACACCGATAGCAAAATACTCCCCATTACCAGATGTAGACCATCTACCAGCTGCCTTACTATCTGAGCGCAACGTGACGCCCGGAAAAATCTTTGCATACTGCTCGCTCCCCACCAAGTTACGTACCTTACGTCCAAAACCAACCGCTAGTTCTGCCGTATTAGAACATTGAATAATCTTTTTATTAGGAAATCTACCGAGAAACCATGCCGGAAGTAAATAACTAGCAAACTCCGACTT